GGCGGTCACCTCGATACCGCCGATGGACTTGATGCCGCCGACGATGACCGTTCCCAGCTTCAGCTTGGTTCCGATAGCTTTGGCTTTACTCATTTTCGTTTACCTCCTGATAGTCTAATTGCAGGGCATAAGCCCTGCGGAAAAGGTTTACTTCTGTCTCCCGGAGATCCGGGGTGACCTGCCGCACAACGGCCCGCTCGATGAACGTCCCGCCGTGGGTTGTTCCCGTCAGCGCCCGGAGACGGCTGCGCACCGACCGACACAGGCCCTCAAGGGCACCGTAGCTGGCGGCGACGCAATGCACTTTGATTTCCGCTGCCAGCAGCCCGGTGGGGCCGTCCAGCGCGTCCTCCTCGTCCTGGGACGTGGATTCATAAAACACGAAATCAGGCTTGGCATTCTTCAATGCCTCCACTGGAAAGACCCGCTTGGTCAGGCCGGGGATGCCCTCCAGCGTGCTCTTTACAATCTCTTCAGGTGTCATCTCCTAGACCACTCCTTATCAATTTCCTGATTGAATACGCGGATCATTTCGCCCTTGGCCGCACTGGAGACTTCCTCCGCACCGTCGCGCATGAAGTGATAGCCCGGCACATAGCGATACCCGCCGCCCTTGCTGCGGGTGAGAAACCCGTATTCCATGGACGCGGGGTAATAGCCGTGTTTGCTTTTGCCTCCGGCCTCGCCGGGATTTTTGATGGGTTTCTGGAAGATGTCATTTTTCTTGGGGTCAAACATCAAGTCATAGACCTTTTTCCCTTTGACGCGGCTACGTTCGCCCACACGAATAATGCCACGCTTCAGCTCTCCGGTAGCGACTGGAACCCTATTCTTGACACTCCTGCGGACAACATTCATGCCTTTGCCGGCAGCCTTATTCACACACTTCTGCGGTATTTTTTCGGTATTCCCTAACACTGCCACCACACCGTCAAGCCCCTTGAGTTGGAACGCAATGACTTTTCCGAGCTTGCTCATTCCACCAGCTCCTTGCACTTAATCAGCAGGCTCTGGTGGCGCTCCTCGGGATCGATAATGGACTCGATAGCAAACTTCCGGGAACCATACTTGATCCGCATAGCGGAATTCAGTCCAGCGCGATACCTGCAGGACACGTTATGGGTAACCTCGCTCTGGCTCTGCTGGGCCGCGTAAAACTCCCGCCCCTTCAGCGGGTCGATTGCCGCCCAAATCGTGACTACATCCTCCCAGTTGCTGTCATCCACCTGGAGGGGATCACCAAACTCATCCTGCTCACCGTTGAACCGCTGAAACGTGATGCGGTGGCGCATCTTTCCGGGGTCGATCATATAGCTTCCTCCTCTCAGACAAAAAGCGCCGGTACCAACCCTGTTGGGGTGGCACCGGCGCTCAACGCTCTGGCCTTACTCGTCGCTGTTTTCGGGGTAATTGGCGTCCAGCTTCAGCTGATTCAGAATGTCCCGGACGCCGGCGGGGACGAACCCCACCTGATCGCGGTGGTCGTAGGCATGGAGCGTCATGGCGTTGACGATCAGCCAGTACAGCGGCGCGTTGTCCTCCGTCTCCACGACCTTGGCCTTGGCCAGATAGGTCATGCAGGCCAGACACAGGCTCTCGATTACGGCCTTTTCTCCGGGATCCTCAGACTGCTCCTCCAGCTTACCGTACTGGATAACGCTGGCAAGCCGTTCCTCGCTTACGGCAATGGCCATCGCTTACACCTCTCAGGCGCGGGCAGCCAGAGCCACGAAGGGGCTGCGGGTCTTGGTGGAGTTCTTGATGGTCAGAGGAGCCTCGATCTTGGGCTTACCGTTGCAGCGGAACACCACACGGAAGCACATCTGGTCGGTCAGGAACTCCACGTGCATGGACCAGTCCTGCTTGGCGGTACCCTTGGACAGCAGGATGTAGTACCAGGGGTCAATCAGCATGATGTCGCCCTTGGTGCCCAGAGCGGAGCAGCTGTCCTCGAACAGGACGGGCTTGTTCAGGATGCGCTGGGTGTCGAAGTTGCCCAGGCCGCCCTCGGGGTTCCACAGGAACTTGGCAGCGTCGCCGGCCTGAATGTGCAGGGTGGGCAGATCCTCCTCGGCATCGGGGTGCATCAGCCACACCAGGCGCTCACGGTTGCGGGGCATAGTGCGGGCCTGCATCTTGATGGCGTTGTTGCCCAGGAAGGTGCCGGCGGCCTGACCGGCCTCGGCATCCACGGTGATCAGTGCGCTGGACTTCAGGATGCCGGTGGGCTTGCCGTTTCCGTCGCCGGCGATCACGCTATCGGTCAGTAGGCGGTCGGCAGCCAGTGCAAAGGCGTTGCCGAAGAAACCGGACATAAAGGGAGCATCCTGCAGCATCTCGTCGGTGCAGTAGGCCAGACCCATCATCTTCTCCAGATCCAGCTTGTTCTCGCGGAACTTGGGCTTACTGGCGTTCACGGTGCCGGCCTCGGCAGTCCAGTACATCTGGATGCCGCCGAACACGCTGGTACTCACATCAGTCTCATCCACATGGACCCAGCGCATGGAGTTGGCAACATTGGAGCAGGTATAGCGGTCCAGCCGGTTCAGCAGGGCGCTGCGCTGGATGGCGCTCTCCATGATGCCCTGGGTAAAGTCGGTCTGGATCAGGAAGCCGCCGTCAGCACCGGTGCCCTCATTGGCACCCTGCGCGGCGTTGTTGACCTTGACCAGACGGTCATCCACAATGCCGGTCTTACGGGAAGTGTAGATGGCCTTCAGCTGCTCGCCCAGATTGGCGAAGGGCTTGCTCTCGTCCTTCTTGTCCTCGGGCTTGCCGCCCTTGCCGTCATGCAGCACACCGTCATAGGCGGGCTCGGCGTTGGCCTTGCTGGCGTTGGCCAGATTCTCCAGGGTGGAGATCTGCTTGTTGATGCCCTCCATCTGGTCAGAGATGGGGGCGGCCTCGGCGATCTTGCCCTCGGCGATCAGCGCCTCGGCCTGATCGAGCAGCGTTTTCTTCTGCGCCCGAAGCCCGGTGATTTTCTCCATGTAATCGATTGCCATGTTTCTTATCCTCCTCAAAGGTTAATAATTTGCAAGCGCTCTGATACGAGCCAGGGCGCGACTTGCCTTGTCTTTATTGGCCTGGGCTTCCTTCTCGGCCGCCACATGGGCCTGATACTTTTCCCGCATGGCGTTGGTGATGCGGGGTGCGCCGCCGGCCGCAGCGGCAAACGCGGGGCCGGGCTCGGCCCCTTCGGTCAACTTCAGGACCTTATCCACCAGACCGTACTCCACGGCCTGGGTGGGGGTAATGAAGATGTCCTTGTCCATCAGCTCGGCCAGCTCCTCGGCGCTCTTGGTACCCTTGCGGGCGTTGTAAACTTCCAGAATGCAGTCACGGGCATTGCGCAGGCTCTCTGCCGCATTGCCCAGCGCCTGATAGTCGCCGCTTGCGCCGCCAGTGGGGTTGTGATAGCAAAGCAGAGCGCCGGGCTCGCTGTGGATCTCGGTGCAGCCGGAAACCGCCAGTGTGGCGGAAGATGCGCCGTAGCCCTGGAACAGAGCGATGGTTTTGCCCTTATAACGGCGCAGAATAGATCTGATCTCCATGCCGACGGTCATATCGCCGCCGGGAGAATTGACCAGCACGGTCACTTCCTCGCCACCGGCCGCCTCCAGAGCATCGGAGATGTCGCTGGGACAGGTGATGTCCCGCCATCCCCAGTACCGAAGCACGTCGGCGCTGTCGTTATCGCACAGATAGCCGCGCAGGTTGATGTCTGCCATTTACGCTTCTCCTTTCAGCACCTGAGCCAGACTGCCCAGATTTTTTGTGACTAAGAACTCCTTACCCAGCCCGCCGGGAATAGGATCCAATTCCTCCAGCGCACGGCACTCATCAGGGTTTCGGATGCCAAACTGGATCATATCCTTGTAGAACGCCGCCCGGCTCTTGTCGTCGCCCCGGAGCAGAACGGACACGTTGCCCTTGATATACCAGTTGTCAGCCCGCTGGAACGGGTTGAGCAGCTTGTATGTCTCCTCCTGCTCCGCCTGGGTCACGAATGGCACCAGGGTATCGGTGACGAAGTCCACCCGCTGCTGCTGGTTGCTGTTATAGGCCTCCTTGCCGGTCTGCATCATGTACTTGGGGACGCCGGTGAAGCGGGCAACCTCCTCCACGGTGAAGCCCCGGCTCTCGATGTACTGGGCATCGCGCTGGTTCAGCCCCATGGGCGTAAAGGTCATGCCGTGGTCCAGCACCGCCACCTTGAACGCATCGTCGCTGGCGTACCGGCTGAAGGATTCACGTACCTTTTCTCGGGTGCCTTTGCTGGCATCGGTGGCCACGTGGACAATGCCGGACAGTCGGGCTCCGTTCTGGTAAAATTTCTTCTGATACCGCTGGGCCATACCGTCGCTGGCAATAGCCTCCCGTGCCAGATGGACCATGCCCCGGCCGTGGATGCCGTCGTAGCTCTCGAACAGCAGGATACTCAGCTCATAGCTGGCAAAGGTGCGGCTCACGCCGTCCACGTTGAAGTCGTACCAGTAGTTACCCGTTTCCGGGTCACGGCGGATCGTGCCGCAGTCACTGGGCAAGGCATATCGCTCGGTTATGGCTCCATGGACATCCCGCACGTTCCAGATGGCTCCCCAGCCCCACCAGTAGGCATTGGACATCTGAGTGTGACGGAGATTGAAGGGACTGGCATTGGGGTTGGGGCGGTGCTTAAGCACCTTGGCAAGGTTTTCGTCCTTGACGCTGCGCCGGGCATCGCCGTCCTTCTGGTAGACATCGAAGGGAATCAGGGCGTAACCGTTGCAAAGGATGCGGTGGGCCGCTGCCACCGGGGAGAGATTCTCCGCAGAGCTGATGCCGGTGCCGATGTCCTCCCCACCCAGAAACAGGGTGCGGTACCGGGAGATCACATCGTCCCATTCCATCACCCGAGACTCAGACGCATTGCTGGGCGCGTTTACCGCATGGGTCAACAGCATGGCTTACAACTCCCTTCCTCGGCTCCGGGCCACGATTAGGGCCAGCAGCCAGAGAACACCCCCGGCCACTGCCAGCCCAGCAGGGCGACCAAGGCCCTCCCAGGCTGCCCGGACAACACAGCACCCGCCGCCAATGAGCAGCAGGTCATCTAGATACAGCACCAGCAGAAATTTCAGCTTTTTCAAAAGTATCCAAATTGGACACCGCTTTTTTTCATCCATCAAATATCCCACTCCTCGTCCAAAACGTGATCGTTGATATTGCTTCCGGCCTGCCGCTTGACCAGCACGCGGGCTAAAGCGTTCATCATAGCAGCCACCGGGTCGATGCGCTCGGTATCGTCCTTGTGTTTCTTGGAAAGCTTGATGTCTCCATAGTTGTTGGTAATCTCGATGGCATTGGCAAAGCACCAAATCACCATCGGATTTTCTTCAATGATGACCTTGCCCCGGAGCAGCAGCTCCCGGAAGGTCTTAACAGCCAGATTCTGGCCGGCGCAGGTCTGAGCGACCTCAACGCAGAAGTCCTCGCTGTTGCGCTCCTCACACATCCGGATTGCCAGATCGGTAGCGTTGTGGCCGTCATAATCTGCTTCGCGTACAAACCACTGATGGTCCCGCTCCCCTTCGCAGATCCAGTTATCCACATAACTGTTATCGGTCACATCACCCGGCGTCAGAGTGCAGTAGCCGCGCTTGGCCCACTCGATGTAGGGAACGCGGTCGGTGCGCTCGTGCCATGTGGCTCGATTCTCCGGCATGAAGCCATGGAGCCGAAGGGCGATCACGTCATCCTCCAGCGCAAAGACAGCAGCGACGCCGGACAGGTCGATGCGCTTGCCCAGGTCGAAACCGCAGTGGCACTCCCATCCGTCGGTCAGCTCGGCAAACCGTGCCGGCGGCACCTGTGCCTCCTTCAGCAGCTTCATGCAGTTCTCATCCAGATAGCGGTTGACGCTGCCGGTCTGCCACTGGCACATACGGCGGGTGAGAAACTGGCGGATCTTGTGGGGGTCGTTGGAGCCATAGGCCGCCGTGTACTCCGCCTCGATCTGCTCCAGCAGGTACTTGGAATACTCATTGGGATAGCGCAGACAGGGGTTGGCCATGCACCAGAGGGCCTTGTCGTGAGGGTTAGCCCCGTCCGGCAGCTCCCGGATCATGACGAAATAGGTCTCGTCGATGATCTCCTTATCCAGAACGCGCTTGGCATACAGCTCCTCGGTGTAGCAGGGCTTGCTCTGGGCATCGTCGCCGGCGGTGGTGATCACGTCCAGCAGGGCCTGGGGACGCTTACCAAAAGAGTTCAGACCGACGTCATAGATGACGCTGGTGGGGTGTGCGTGGTACTCATCCACGATGAAGTAGCTGGGAGCGCCGGAGTCCTTGTTCTTGGTGTCCTTGGACAGGGCACGCATGAAGCCTCCCCGCGTCCGGTGGACAACGGGGTTACTCCGGGGAATGAGCAGCCGTTTGGCAATGTTGGGACTGGCCTGGGCGATCTTCTTGGCGTCGCCAAAGACTCGCATGGCCTGGCTGCGGTCAACGGCCGCGCACTCCACTTCCGGCTCCTGCTCAAACACAGCCTTTTCCGGCTGATAGGGCGGGTACATGGCATCGCCGCACATATGGTACAGGCCCTGACCTGACTTCTCCGTGGATTTGAAGTTGCCTCGGGCCCGCTTGTTGTAGGTGCGCTTGAAGCGCCGGGCTCCGGTGTCCTTATGGACCCAGCCGTAAATGCAGCCCAGATCAAACACCTGCCAGGGCTGCAGCTCTATGGGGGAGCGCTGCTCGACGCCGCGCACCTGGATGCACTGCCCAAACCAGCGGATAATGCGGTCGGCGCGGGTGGTATCGAACACATAGGGGAAGTCCTTGGTCCCCTGGCGCTTGAGATCGTCCAGATGCCGCTGGCAGGCGGCAATCTCATAGGGGCAGCACTGATCCCGGAGCCGCCCCCGCACCACCTGCTTGGCATAGACGCTGGTGGGGTGGTGCAGGCCGGTCTGCCGGCGCACTTTTTTAGCTGTTGTCGCCAAAGAGGTCAGCCTCCTCTCCAGGGGCCTCCTCCATTGTGCAGCCCGGAGGCAACACGATGCTGCAGCGTCCGGTCACAGTCAGGCCAAGATCGCTGCCGGCAGCACGGCACTGACGAAAGAAGCGATCCTGAATCGCAGACCACTTATCCGCTTCAGCCGTGTTCCCTGCGTTCATGGCGGCGGTCAAGCGATTGGTCGCCCGCAGATAGTTCTGCTCGGCGATCAGGTACCGAGCAAGGCCGTCAGCATCTACGGCCGTCAGAATCCCAGCTCTTAGCAGAATCGGAGCCAGCTTATTAAACTTGTCTGCCAGAGACTTGGGAAGGTAGGAGGGCGGGGGTAGCTCTGATACGGGGGGAATCTTGGGTTCCCTGGCTTCCCGCTCATCCAACACATCGTTACGGTAGTGCCGACTCCCGTTTGCTCGAAGTGTCGCCACAGGTTGCTTTTTACGGGGCATCGAGCAACACCGCCTTCTGTCCGGTGTACTTCTCCCAG